GACCTAAAAATGGCGGCGATGGGAAATTGGGAATCTGGCGACATGCTGATCACAATTCCGCGGACGAGCTGCATGTGGGAGTTCGCAGGGCAAAACGACCGCGTCATCATGAAGAACTCGACTGACGTGTTCTCGCAGCCAATGAAGCGGGGTCACATCAGCGAGCGTCTGATTTTTCCTGTCGAATCGATCAGCAGGGTGTTCTGGGAAAACTCGTCTGGGGCACTGATAGAGGGTGGCGTTCCAGTGGTAAGCGACGACGGTCACCTCAGTTGGCCTGGCGGTATCGGCGAGCCTCCGCAGGGAATGACATACTCGCTGACGGGGCAGAAATTCAGCGAGTACTATATCTACGGCCATTTCCCGTCTGACCGAAACGAGCATGCCGGCATGGAGCTTCCTAAGCGCTGCACGCTGCGCAAATTCGATCTCTTTAACCGCCAGTCTTAGGAATTGATCGGCGTATCGCTTCAGCGAATGCAGCTTCAGCTTTGGGCTGCATTTTTTCGACGACACCTTTTGCAATGGCTTGCCCGGGCTGTGGCGGAATTATCCAGCCTTTCGATTTCTCGCTCATTGTCCGAAACGTTAGGAACGAGCTCGATTTTGCTCCACCCGGCGTGTTGTTCTCGAACTTGTACATTCCTGCGTGAATGTCTGTTTTGTGATGCGGCTTCAGTTTTTCACTCAGCCCTGCGGGGAGCTTGTCACCCCACTGGTATTTGTTCTGGTTCACGGTCAACGCTTTTTTCGTTTTGATATCTGACGCGCCGGTGCCTGAAAGTCGCTGTCCCTGGCCAACGATGCGCGACGGAGCCATCGCGGCAGCCAGTTTATGGATCGCAACTGGCATAGCCTGCGCCAGTGCATTGTGACCTGGCGTGTTGTGTCTGAATGGAATGTACAGAAACCGATTGCCGCTCTTGCTCACGCGCACCTTGAGGCTGGTGCCGAGCATTTTCTTCATGTCACGAGCTGGGCGGCCGTTCTCGATCTCTGTGTCGAGCTGATAGCTTGACTCGACCACCGCTGAAAGGTCGCCAGTCCACTTCCATGTGATCGCCTTAGCGTAGGCATCCTTTTCGCCCTGCCAAAGTTTTGCGCGGAAAATCGCCTCCTGCCAATTGAAGGCCGTTTGCTGGACGATCGCGCCGATCGCCTGCTTCATGAGCGGCATCACTTCGGCGGTGATGGCTTTCGACATCTCCATCCGAGCGCCCATGTCGAACTGAATTTTCAAGTTTATGTCGGTCATGCACCCACATTGCCATCACTACTGAGCTGCTTGTCGTGATGCCAATATTCGAGGCATGATCTCAATCGCCCAACCCATCGCAGCGGGAAACGCAATCCGCCTCTTTATCGAGCCGCCTAGTGGCTCGCTGAAGTGGCGCATCCTGCGCAAAGGGGCGGACACTTTCACCGATCAGGATGATGCAAATGCGCTGGTCACTTTCGAAGGTGACGACAAGGTCTTCATAGATACCGAGGCACTGCAAAACGATGTGCCCGCGTTCTACAAGCCGTACTATTTCAACGGAGCAGCCTGGTCGACCGCAGGTGCCGTGAGCGCTACGCCACGAGCGACCTATCAGGATTGCAGCACCGACGCTCTCGACATCGTTTGCGACAGAATACGCGAAGGTTTGGCTGTCGAAGTGCAGCGAGGCAACTTCCATTCAGAGCTCGGATACATCAGCGTCTACACGGCTCCACCTTCGATGGAGAAGGATATTCGTTTTCCAGTGGTGACAGTCACCCTTGATCACGAGGTGCCAAATGGGCGCGCTCTTGGCGAAATCCTGATGGACGACGAGTTCGATGATGACTCGAGCTATTTCGAGTCGGAGGGCTGGCTGGCTAACGTTCAAATCTCCGTCGTCGGCTGGTCACTCAATCCAAACGAGCGTCGCGATCTTCGCAAAGCTCTTCGTCGCATCGTAGTGGCAAATCTTCCTGTCTTCGCCGACGCGGGCATGCAGCAAGTCGAGCTTTCACAGGCCGACAGCGACGCCGTGAGCGGCGAGTACGGAGCTCCGATCTACCAAGCAGTTTGCACCTTTTCATGCTTGTCGCCTGTCCGCGTGGGCAACAGCACAAGCGTAGTCACCGATGTTGAAGTTAGAGGAAATTCTAATGTCTAAAGATTCCAAGACGGCCGCCACAGCTGCGGGCGAGACAGCAATTCCGCTGTCTCTACACGATTTTTGTATTCGGCTCTCAGAAACCGAAAAACGCGTCGAGCTAATCGCCGGGTTTGAAGCAGATGAGCGCTCCAATGGTCGCAAGAAAGATACGGCAGCCAATTTCGCTGTCCGCTTTCAAGCGTTTCTTTCCAAGCCTGCCTAATCTGAGAGGTCGACATGGCTGTATTTTTTAACGGGCAGTTACTCACAACTCCCACGACAGCTTCTGCTGTCAATGACGATGCCATGCAGAATCGCAACCTCACGGTGGGCAATTCTGTGGCACTTATCGGCAAGGCGACCGGCGGCAAGCCGAAGTCAGTCTTGCGCTTTGGAAGTCCAGAAGAGGCGAAAGCGGTCCTGCGCAGCGGCGAATTGCTCGACGCTGTTCTGAAGGCGTTTGCTCCATCGGTCGAAACAGGCTCACCTGGCACTGTGAACGCAGTTCGTGTGAACCCAGCGGTCCGTTCGGCGCTCGCGCTCAAGAACTCGGTACCTGCTGATGTGATCACGCTAGCTTCGACCAACTACGGCGCCGAAGATAACAAAATCAAGGTCAAGATCGAGGCCGGTACAACTTTCGGGAAACGCATCACCGTCCAGAAGGGTACCGACTATTTCACCGCCGATGATATCGGACGTGCAGCATTCAGCGTTCTATATGGCGGCTCCGAGGTCACAGCGAACATCACCATCACAGCCACAACGGCGGTGCTTAATGCGCCTGCAGGAACGGCTGTAGCAACCATCCAGCTCGCTGACTTCCCGACTGTTGGTGCACTCGTCGACAAGATCAACACGGTCGCTGATTTCGAAGCAGAAGTGCTGGGAAATAGTGCAAATTCACCATCCTTGAATGGGTTGGATTTCGTTGCGACCCTGTCCGTGCTCACAGAGGCAACGGTTCGTGCCGACCTGCAGGCGATTGTCGACTGGCTCAACACTCGTGCGCCGATCGTTGCCGCAACCCGTGTGGCTGGCGCAGGCACACTGCCGGCGAACATCCCATTCACCTATATGGCGGGCGGCTCTGAAGGCACAACCATCAACAGCGACTGGTCGGACTCCCTTGCGGTGCTTCAGACTGTTGACGTTCAGTGGTTGACGCCAATCTCCGGAGATCCTGCGATTCAGGCGATGGCTGACGCGCATGCGGTTTTCTGCTCCAACACCTTGCGTCGCGAGCGCCGCGCCATCGTCGGAACAGTTGCAGCCACCACCGACGACAACGGGATCGCCGCAGCTAAGTTGCTGAACAGCGACCGCACCTCTCTCGTCCATCTCGGCTACTATGACTATGACGCCCTTGGCGCTCTGGTTCTGCGTCCGCCGTACATGACAGCAGCCTTGATTGCGTCCGCTTTTGCAGGCGTAAACCCAGGCACTGCGCTCACAAACAAGACGATCGCCGTACGCGGCCTCGAGCGCAAGCTGCGCAACCCGACCGATACCGACAAGCTCATCCAGGGCGGCGTTCTGTGCGTGGAAGATACGGATCAGGGCTACAAGGTTGTCCAGTCGATCAGCACCTGGCTCGGCAACGACAAATACAACCGCGTCGAGCAGTCAACCGGAACGGCGTTGGATTTCACCGTCCGCAACGTCAGACAAGCGGTTGACATCCTGCGTGGCCAGAAGGGCAACCCGCTGCTTCTTTCACGCGCGATCAGCATCGCTCAGTCGACGCTCTCCGAGCTCGCTCGCAACGAACCGCAAGGTCCTGGCGTGCTTGCAGGCGATGCGGTCAATCCGCCTTACCGAAACATCTCCGCCTCTATCGATGGCGATGTGCTGCGCTTGCAGTTCGAGTGCAGCCCGGTGATCCCTTGCAACTACGTGCTGGTGACTGTGTACGCAGTTCCATACAGCGGAACATTGGCGGCGTAATAGGAGCCCGACATCATGACAATGAAGCAAAACGTAAAAACCCAGTCAGGCAACCGCGTCGTCGTAATGTTCGACGGCATCCAGGTCGGTCTGATCCAGTCCGTCAGCATGAACGACGACTACGGTCCAGAGCCTGCGTCTGGTATCGGTGACATCCACGTTCAGGAGTACGTGCCAACTCAGGCGCGCCACTCTCTGACCGTCAGCAACATGCTGCTCAAGAAGAAGTCTATGCGCGCTGCCGGCATTTCCGTTGAGAACGGCGATGCCATGCTGAAGGGCTTGGTGTTCGACTTTGAGTGGTACGACAAGGACACTGGCGCCCTGTTGCGCAAGTATGTTGGCTGTTCGTACGCAAGTGGAAGCACTGACGTGCAAAAACACGCTATTATCATGCAGAACGCGCAGTTCAACGCGCTGGATGTAGTTGGTAAAGACGAGTAATATCGCGACAATATCATGCCGCCCCTTCCCGCAAGGATCGGGCGGCTTTTTTAATCTTTCTTTGGAGAATCGATTATGGCTCGTAAAGCCTCCCCTACCACAGATTACAAGCTCGTCATTGAAAACATAGGAACTTTCGTCGTTGGGCGCCGCAAGATGGCCGATGAGATCAAAATTCAAGTAGAGTTCGCGCGCATGATCGACGGCGTGGAGCCGACAGATTGGCTTGCAACAGTAGCTGGATGGATATCTGCCTTCAAAGTTCTATTCGTTACCACTCCGCCTGGCTGGGACATCGTGGAGATGGTTCCAACCGACGACACGACTTATGCCAACATGTTGA